GAACTTTCAATTGCGCTACTAAAATTAAGAAACATTATAGCTCTCATTTCCGTTAGGCGACATATCTTCCATTTCTTTAGCTTGCTCTACGTCTATCAGACCTAAAGCCAACATCTTCTCTATTGCTTCTAACCGCTTCATTGTGTCAGCGCGTAAAAATGATTCTTCAATGTTAAACCTGACAACGTTGCCCCTGGTGGTAATATCATCCATGGAAAGGCGATCTTCAATAGCGCAGATAAATGGTTGTAAAGAATAAGCTACGAACTCTTTACGGCCATCAATAATATTTTGGTAGGTCATGCTGTTATTCATATCAGCACTAATGTAATAAGCAGGAACGTTCATAGCACGTGCAACTTGTGTTGCTAAATATTGTGATGCCTCGTTGTACATCATATCTTTAGGACTAAATCCAACAGTCTCATAAGATAATGTGCTAGTTAAATATGCTGTGCTTCTATTTTGACGTGCTTGCTTCCAAGCTGCTAATAATCCTTGTACTTGTGATTCTGGCATATCTGCGCCAGTGTTTTTTAAGAATCCTGTTGCCATTGGTGTCTGCGCTGCTACAGCTGCGGCTTTTTCTAAATCTAATGCTGCTTGAATTGTGCGGCCTGCGGTTTGCAATACGCCTTGCGTTAATCCTTGGAATGTAACTAATGATCCAGGGCCAACCATTGGTACTTTTTCACCATCAACGGTGTAATACAAAACTTCAGTACCTTTAGCATTTAATTGTGCATTAACTCTTAGGTTGCTTACCCATTCAAAACGTGATGGACGTAAATCATCTGCAAAAACTTCAGTTACACGCCAATAAGCGACACCGTAGAATATTAACGAATCCACGGTGGCACTTATCGTGACGGATCTAGGCTGACGGATGTCTGGCTGCTCTAACCATACAGGAGAACCTAATTCTTCTCCAGTAGATTTTTTGTAAAGTTCTAAAGGTAAATAACTAATTACACCAGCTACTAAATTACGGCATCTTGCAACAGCTGGTACTTGCATAGCCAAGGCTCGATCAAGTGGGCCATATCCGAAAGCATTTCCAACACCACCATAAGTGTAGCCATCATTCATAACGGCAGGGGCGTATTGCGCTTGTACGGTTTTATTATTATTGGTTAATCCCAAAGCAGACAATATACCCATATAGGTATGTTATACCATAAATCGGACTATTGGTGCAAATTAGACAAAGATTTGCGCAGTTTGTTGAGGTTTTGTTAATTGACTAACCACCATAGCAAGTGATATAGCGGCAGTAACATCTCCAGCGGATTTACGCCTAATTATGCGCCAGCCAGCATCATTTGTCTTAGCTGCGCAATTATTTAAATGCTGTACTAGCTCTGCTTGCCCGGAATGAACTACACGGCTATTAGCTAAGCCATCGGCAAGATCTGAGCACGCCTGGTAAAACGCCTGGCCCGATACATCGACCATACGCCATCCGCTTTGCTCTAATCTTGTGGCAATAGTTTGCGTGGCGTACTTGTCATAACAAATTGTGGTCGGATGGTATTTTCTAGCCCACTCGTTTATATCGCTAGCCATCTTAATCTCATCTATCGCTATATCGCTATGCCAAAGCTGTGCAAGTCCGACTGCTATTTTTCCATCACGTACTTGGCCCATTACGACAGCCCCTGATCGCCTTGTCGGTGCAACATCAAAAGCCATAATAGTTTGTGGCCCTACAGGTATTTCTAAACTACTATCACTGCACTGCTCAATAGATCCATACACCCAAGGACTGACAGCAGAATCTATCCACTGGCATAACATCTCAGTACGTGTAGCTTCTATGCTGTTGGTGCTTACAGATTCTTCTAGTGTTTGTTCAGTTATTAAATGACCCAAAGCAGGGTTAGCCAACGCCCACGCCTTCTTGTCATTTATTTTACAATGCTGTGGTGCGCTATATTCATAAAATCCTAAGTTTTCTGGTGGATAAGATAAGCAACGCTCTCTTAAATCATTTAACACTGTACTAAATCCATCGCCAGCATTACTTGTCATTAAAGTCATCGCATTAGGCCGAGCACGTGTAGTTGGTAATGCAGCTGTAAAAGCTTCTTCTGTCCACTCTCTTAATTCATCTATGTATAGAAAATCTGCGGTCTTACCACGTGGTGCATCTCTAGTAGCTGCTGCAATTTCATACCTAGCACCATTAAGCAAACTAATAGATTCCTGGCCATTAGCCAATCGAATCTGTCTTACCTGATCTTTTAGAAATTGATTATCTTCTATTGTAAATGCAACTTGCCTAAAGGTATCTAATGCCATATTGCGGTTAGAAGACATACCCAGGACATTTTTAGAGCCCCATAAGAATAGATGGCTCAGGATAAGCATACGAGCTAGGTGTGTCTTGCCATTTTGACGTGCAACCAACACTAAAGCCGTTTTCTTGCGCCAGTTATTGTCATCATCTATAGATAACAGATCATTTAGCACCCATCGCTGCCAGGGTATTAAGGGTAAGCCAATTTTGTCTGCTAGGTCAGACACTTCCTGCGCTTTGGACTTACCCTTTAATAGTGGCGTGTGGATTCTAGGCTCGGTGCTGCCAATTAGCCCGACCCCTCGTTTGATCGGGATTATTTCCGCATCATTTTGCATCGAAGTCTAGCGTATCAGGTTTAATAAAGGGTGAATCTGGAACGGTTCGGACCGTCTCAGGGAGAGAAGGTTTGAAAAAGACAGGGGGGGTCGCCTTGCTATTAAAAAAACGCCCACCTTTGCGGCTGTTGCAGCTCTTACACATCGATTGTAAATTATCTGGCGACCACATATCACCGCCTTTAACACGTGGCACTATATGATCCACAGTTTGGGCAGGGCCGTTGCAAACAGCACATTGCCAACCATCACGATCTAATATGGTAATACGTAACTTAGCCCATTTACCACTGCCTAATGCTCTATCTCTCAATGCCATCCTTTAATCTTGTAATGCTCTAATGCTTTACACATAGAACCATATCTATTGTTATTGTACTTAATACCCCACTCTACTTGCTTAAACCCACTGACTGTACTAAGCCATTTAGATCTACCTTGTGGTATGCCATAGTGACTACCATTCTTAGCCTTTGGATTCCACCTAGATTCTTTGTAATACAACTCATCTAAGCAATAGAACTCATCTAAGTTATTAAGCTGTATGAATGCCCACTGACGATAATGATTTGTGGAATAAGCTGCAACGGAATCAGTCTTTACAAAGCAAAGATTCACTATGAATAGAGCGATCCCAACTAGCCAGCACCTTGCGAGCTTTCCCTGTCGGGCTCGCCTTGTGGCTTTGTGAGCCACTGCTTCACTAGAGCCTAGCATATGATGTCAAATCAATCAGCATAACCGCAGGTCAGACGGCAAGTCATAATGCGTAGATCATCTGTGTCAATCCAAGTTTCATCCCAGCCACCGGTCATATCGACATCCAGCCAATATATTGTGAATCAGGATTATCTATAAGCCACTGCTTGCGCAACGCATTTTGGTAGGCCCAATCAATATCTGTAGATTCATTATTCATACAAATAATCCATAGATTTAACGTGCTCAATGGCATCATCGACCATAACAATCATCGTAGCTATACGCTTATCATAATGTTTGTCCAAGATAGAATCTTTTTGTATTCCATCTTCATTTTTCCAAGCATTTAACAACGTTAATCGTTCGTGCATATAATTCACCATTATTTGTGTAAAATTAAAACTTTCTTGTAATCGAGCTTGCCTATCCATTTGATCGTCAATCATTTACCACCCCATCCGCCACCTTTGAATATGAGCCCAGGTGCGCTATAGATTTTTGACATTTGCAAATTACATTTTGGGCAAGACATAGGCGTGCTATCATCATCATAGGATCTATGTACTGACCCATAGGTGCCGCATTCATTACAGCTGTATTCATAGGTAGGCATTATTTACTCTCAATCAACTGGCAAGTGTGGCAGACCACGGTGATAAACTTCCAACTACCACACTTATCACATCTGGATATATCACTGTCTGGTATATCCAAAGCTTCGGCTATATTCTTAACGCCTACGCACCCACAATCCATACATTGATAAGCCTTAAATCCATCAGGCATATCTAACTGATCGAGCCATAGAAACTCGGTCTTGCGTTTACAGCCATTGCATTTGAATTGTGGGTGCATCATGGTAATATCCTTATTGCCTACAGTGGCACTGAGTACAAACTAAGAAATTACCTGAATGTATTAGCCTGTCGTCATTACAAGCTACACAAACATCGGTAGATGGCTCAAACTTTACCTGGTCGTTCTCTATGCGCTCCAGGTAAGGCCCACCTCGAAGAATCTCGACATAACCCATTTATTCACCCCCTTTGTCTTTAGCAAAGAACCAACCGCCAGTGGCATCTTGCTTAGCCCAAACAGCATGTTCTTTTATGTTGTTTTGACAAACATATCCATAATAAGGTTTGCCCGTTGTTTTATTCGTTCCTGATCTCAACGTATGCCCATACTCGCAGCACAACGTTGGTGGTTTTGGTGGCTCAGGTATTTTGACACCATCTGTAGTCCACTGCACTGGATCATCTAACTTATTATCTACACTGAATGATTCACGTAACACATCTTCCACAGCTCTAGCCCTTGTGCCAGGTGGTGAATAATGTGCAACCTTTGTCATTTCTTCTCGGCTAGCCCTTTTGCCCTTAGCTGCATAACCTGCGTTTGCAAGCGCTCTGCCGATCGCTGAAGTCTCAGCATTCTCCAATGCAGAAGTTGAATTGACACCCCGATCAGACACGCTCTCACTAGCAAGCCCAGTCGCCCACGGCTTTGCATCGGCTTCTGTCTTAAATAATTCAGCACTAATAATGTATCTAGTGTCTGTGGCCTGCTCAATCTTTGTGAATACTCTTCCATCTGGATACTCCTTCCAAAACTTTTCTAGTCGGCTCTCGACTGTTTCGTAATCTTGTAAATTAAATGCCATTAGTCATTCCCCCAGGTAAATGCGACATCGAGTTCTGCTTCCAGCACGGTCTGGTATATCGAAATGTAAGCAATAGCGTCTTTGATGCTGTCCTCGTGTTTTGGAGATTCACTAATCCGAGAAATCTTGACGAGCGCCATACATAATGCCACTTGACTAGGTGTAACTGGATGGTCGAGGTATGCAGACCAGAGCTCACTGATCCGCTTATGGTTTGTGTAAGGATGACCGTACACCGCTCCCCTTGAATGGACCAGATCGACAACATCGGCTAGCAGCTTCTCAGTTTTTGTCATAGTCAAATACCTGGTCTGACTTTGATTTATTTTCAATCATTCTTCTGTGCATATCCCAGCCATCTTTACGGCCTAGCCAGTAATATCTAGCTTCTGCATTTTCTTTAACTACGTTAATTAACCAGCCAACCATCAATACACCAATGGATGCATAACACACTGCGTAGAATATATCTATCGTAACCATATAGCCCTATCTATGCGCACATATTTTGTGGCACGGCCATAGTGTTGCACTTGTGTATGACTTTGTGGATTATTTAAGGGCGTATTTGTATAACGATTTGGTAACGATGTTACCCGTAGTACCTGCCCAAAGCTGTAAATGAGCCATCCTTATTAACTGGCACCAAGGTCGGTGTCAGGGTCTTTCCTACGGCTTCTAGTATAGCAAAGCCCATCTGCCAATTTGCGGCAGAATAGCGCAAATAAGAGGCTTTCTGTCGGTTCATTAGGTTTCCTACCTCAACCCCATATAAGGGCCTGTAATGGCTTCCTATGGCCTCTGAATAGGCACTCATACCTAATCTGTGGGTGTGGCCACAAACTACCGACTTACCCCATTTTTTAGCAAGATTTAAAGCTGTGATTCCAGCGTGTTGGCTCATATTGCCTTCATCACCGTGGGCCAATACCCAGCCAGGATGAAACTCGTAGGCTGTCTTGTGGTAGGTCATACCCATTTCAGCAAAGCCCATAAACTTTGGGTATTGCAGCTCAGGTAGGCTCAGTAATCCAGGTGTTTTTAAAAGAGTATTAAATAAACGGTCGCTATGATTAGACCTGATGATATGACACTCACGGCTGTACTCGCTGAGATCCCAAAGAATCTGCTTACATAGTTCACGGTCAGCGTGGATAGTTTGTTCATAAGCCAGAGGTGTTTTTTCAGCCCATCGACTAATGGTCTGGAAATCCATTTCATCGCCAACAACCAATACTGAATCAAATCGCTCACGCTTGGCTAATTTTTTTAGATTCTTGATTACTGGATCCAGTTGGTATGGAGCCTGAATATCTGAGATTACTAACCAACGCTTAATCTTCATCCTCATCTGGAGTAGGGATAACAGGGATAATGCCCTTGTCGCCCACCACCCAATCGGGCATAGACTCTGGACTATCCATTAGATACAACGCAACAGATTCACTAAAACCTGCTTTACGTGCAGCTTTAAACATTTCGTGTTTAGCAATATAAAACACCTCTAGCTTAGATAAAGGGTCAGGTGATCTACGCACCTTGCGCCTGTTAATTTTTCTACGCTTACGTGTAGTTGCCATAATTAAAATTATCGCTTACTGATTAAGACAAATAGATCATCGACACGCTGTTCAAGTCTAGTTATTTGATCCTTAATACTAGAGCCACCATTAGGGCGCAACTCATTAAGCCAGCCTTTAACTAAAAAACGTAATCCGATTAGCACGCCTGATAGCACCGCGATAGCGCCAGCGCCAAAAGATGCTATTTCTGTAGGTGTCATGCTTCATTAGCACCGATGCCATAAGCACTGTCGGATTTATCTAGAGCCCTAGCTGCTGGACCTGCTAGAGATGCAACAATTACAGACACGGCAGGATCTAAACCTAGTTCATTACTTGCCAAAAATGTTAATAAAGATACAAGCACGCCTCTAAAGTATGATTTTAGTATTGCTTTTTGCTTCTTGCTTATCTTCATTCTGTCTCCATATCTGGTATGTCGATTTCTTCAACGATGTTGTCATTTGGCTTGGTTGGGTCGTAACCACCGATGCCGTAAGTTGTATATTTCATTATGCAATCCTAAATTGAATACGACTTGCAGCAGCTGAAGATGTTCCAAAACTAGAAATTGATGAAGGTAAAGAACCGCTTGTGCTGTCTATGTTATATTGCGCAAAATAAGCAGCACTAGGGCCTTGAGTGGTTGATGCAACTGGTGCCCAATTTCCACCAGTAGCGGTGCTTCCATAGGTAACAGTTCTTCCTGTTGCACCTTGCCACACCCAAGCAAAATAATAAAGACCAGCCGATAATGCTTGAGAAACTGTAATTGCTTTGAGACCAGTTGAAGTTCCTGCAACTGTGCCAGCATCTAAAACTAATGTTGAAGGGTCTCCGTTAGAATCGCTGTTGTAAATACCAAGTCGTACAGTTGAAGATCCTGCTGAAGTTTGCACTTCTATACCAAGGCGATCAATAGTAATGCTTTCTTGTATAAATACTGGATAAACATAAAGTCTATTAAGAGTTGCCCCAGCGTTGCTAAGAGTTGATCCATTACGAGATTCATACCAATAACCTGAACGATAAATAATATTCCAGGGTGTAGCATATTTAAGCAACCTTGTATTGGCATTATCATTGGCAGTCTTAACCGCATTAGGAGTTGCAGCTGTAGTCGTAGATGTTGAGGCTACTGAGTCCGTAAGTTGCAACGCACCAACGGCAGAAGTAGTACCAGCCGAGATTGAAAGATTTGCAGCACTAGAAGTACCAGCGTTGGTAAGTGGAGCATTGACTGTAACTACGCCAGATGAACCTTGAGCGCCAGTTGCTCCCGTTGCACCTGTGGCTCCTGTTGGCCCCTGCGTGCCTACCCCTGAAACAGTGACTGTGTTATTGACAGGAGTAACTGTTACAGAATTTACAACCTCAGTAACTGTTAAGGTTTCATCACTCATCTAGTTACCTCAGCTGATACAACTGCGTTGCCTTCAATTAAGCGGGTAACAACGCCTGCCCCTGATGTAATCTCTAGATCATATACATAAAGATCAGGGTCTAAATCTCTGGACTGTGTAGCCGTAATAGTTATGTTTAACAACCCTGTCGCACCTGTAATCACAATGCCGGATGAAGAAGTTAAAGATAAACTAGCGGTCGCTGATTCTACTGTTTTTCTAAACTGCATAGCAGCTGTATAACCAGTTAAATTTATCGCTGTGCCAGCGCTGTCTTTGTAACTCAAAGCCAGGGTATATGTTGCACCTTGATCTATAAGTATGTTATATGTATTAGCCAATTTTTCCCCCTATTAGTGGTATGTCAAACGCTGTGCCATTTAAATCGCCTAGTGTTGTAAAGCTGATATGGATATGTCGCTTGTGTGGATTTATGCCTTTGTATTTGCGCCATTTCCAATTTAATATCTTTGAGCATATTTGCCCGTTATAGATGACGTATGATATGCGTGGATCCGATTTGGCTGCGACTCTGATCTGGTCAGCCAGATAAGGTGCGAGGCTGTCGGATGACTCCAACCTAGAATTAAGATCAAGACCTCTGACCCACCCGAACTCGTCTGGATTATGATCCGATTTTCTGGCGGAGTGACGGCTATCGCCCAACCATCCTTCTGGACTTTTAGTACACCGATCTGGAAACCAGGTATCAACTTGATCTCTTAACTGCACACCAGCTGCGCATAACTTTGGCTTCATTAACTTAAAAGCAGTTTTGCTTCATCCTCGGTAATGCCTAGACGGTCAAGTAAATCAGCTTTCGCCTGTGCTTTATCAGCATCTCGCTTGGCTTTCAAGGCATCTGCTTTTGCAAATCCTGATTCATATTCCAATTTAGTAATTGGCGCATCTTTGCCAAGCCAATCAATATCCTCGTAATTTTGCCCAATCAAAACATATTCAACGTTTGGGCAAAGCAAATCTAATACTTCTCCTGGTTTAGCCATTATGCACCTATTTCCATTGCAATGATTGAACTTCTTGTGGTATCACTAGCACGATAATTGTTTATATAAACTGTTTGTCCTGATACATAAGAAGCAAAGTTAACTGTATAAGAGGTTGCAGAAGTTGTTGCTGGAGTATCCAGACAATTTGCTGCAACTGATCCTATATCTTGTAAATCGCTAGTGTTGTTATAAGCATTGACATCGCTTAAATCCATAATTTTAGTTGCACCTCTTACCAATTCCAATTTAACAGCGGTATTAACATTTCCACCAGTTTTAGCAACTCCTGAAATGCTTGCCAAAATTAAAACTTTTGATGATGCTGATGATGGAGTTATAGATACTGTTAAACCTGATGATGCCATTGTTGTTGAAGTTGTTTGAGCTGTTCCAGTTAATGTTCCTTGAACTACTTGCAAAACCTTGCCACCACCTGCAGGTGCAGCCCAAGTAGGCACGCCACCAGCAACAGTTAATACTTGACCAGTTGATCCAATACCTAATCTTGCAGGAGTTGATCCGCTTGATGAATAGATTGTGTCGCCAGTAGTTGTCATTGGGTTTGTCATACCTGTTGTATCTAGGTTTGCCCAAGCACTGCCAGTGTAATATGTAGTCACATTTGTATCTTTAAGATATGCAAAGTTACCTTCTTGTGGTGATGTTACAGCTGCATCTCTAGCAGCGGCACTGGCAAAGACCCAGACACCTTGCATTAAGTAGCCATCTACATCGGCTGCGGTTAATACCTCGCCTGTAACAAAGTCCTTAAATCCTAATCCAGCGGCCATTATTTCTCCTTAGTAACTGAGCACATTATAGTCTAAAGTGCCGTATATATTGTTATTTAGAATCAGTGCATCGATGACTGGTTCAAGGGTCGTAAAGAAGACCCTAAAGCTGTTGGGTGTAATGGTCGTAGCCACGCCAAATATCTGCAAAGTGTTGTCCAAGGTAGATCCGCCTGGCTGTGTAGTAACAATTCTGATCGGGTCAAAGAAGTCCAACTCTAAGGCTGCAATAATGCCTGAGTTGTAATTGTCTGTGTATAAATCTAACTCGATGCCATCGCATCTGACCTGTGTCTCGGCACGGCTAGCGACATAAGCCCGAGCATAATCTAGGGCTACGGCATCGGTCTGCATTAAAAGATCCTGCAGGTTATATGAGTGAATAAAGTATTTGTCAATAGATGCCTGGTTAATTGCTGTCTGTGGTGATCCACCTACACGGCTTACCTGGGCTGAATTGAAGATTAAGTTGTCATCTAGTTTCCACATAGCATTGGCGTAGGCAATACCTGTGCCGTTGTCGTTAAAGGTAGTTACTGTGCCACCGATTGATCCTGCAGTTACAGCTCTATCTTGGAATACAAACTCGCCATCGGTGTTTACATATAGCGCCCCATATTCGGATGTCGCTACAGTGGTCATCGCATCGAGGGAAGTACGTGCTGTGCCAGGGTCAGCCTGCATAGTAGTCAAACCTGCATCAACATCACGCATAGTTGCTGGCCAATCAATCTGATCTAGTATTTGGTTAATTCTTGTGCCTGATAGATTGCCAGCACTAGCACCTGTAATTGTTGATACCTGAGCATTCTGGGCAAGTCTGAAAGCATCTACAGCCTGGATAGTTGTATAGGCAACCTCTGTTGCATCTTTAGGTTGAGTGTTTAAATAGCTTGTAATAAATCCAGCAAATATAGGATACGTAACGCCATTATATGTAGCTGTAATTTGTACTTTTTTCATAGGTGTTAAATACGTGTAATAGGGGCTTGTAGGATTTGAAGGGTTGAAATCTCCGTTTTGATCTACTATTCGTAAAGTAAGTGTGCCAGTTTGAAATTGATCGACCAAAGGGTTGCGACCTCTTGCTGTTTGTATGTAATTTATTTGATCTGATACATCAACAATAAGAGATGCTGAATCTCCTAATATGTTGGTATCCAATATGCCGGTATCCAATATCATAGCCTGAGCGAATGATGGGCCAGTTGAGAAATTGATATATGCGTTTACTGTAGGTACAGGCACTATAAAGATCCTACTGGCAATAATTTGTTGCCTGACTTTAATAACTGTAATACGTTTTGCTGGATAACGGCTTCTAATTGTTGATCGGTAACTATGGTGCCAGCATTTACGGTTACACCCACGCTTGGTGTTGCGGTTGCGGTAGCGGTAGCCTGTTGATTGGTTACGCCCTGTGGCACTGTATAGGTGCTAAAGCCACCTTCCATTGGTGCTATTTGATTTCTAGCCCTGGCAGTCATTTCGCCTAAAGCATTAAATAACGCTGGGCCAAAATTATTTAAAGAATTGGCTGCGGTGCTTGTGGCTGCCGCCAATGCATCTAAAGAAGTTTTAGCATTTAGCTCTGCGTTTATTTTCTTTGCCAAAGCTTCGTTATTATCTAGGATTGCTAATTGTGCTCTTAAACGCAATTTGGTTTCTTCATCGGTTGCTTGGTTAAGTGCGGTCAATAATCCAATACGCTCTAAATCAAACTTATCTTTGAGTTTGTCTATTTCTGTGCGTGCTTTATTTGATGCAGTAATGATGTTGTATTCATCTTTTTTGGCTGTTGTAAGTTTCTTCTGCAGAATCAGATCGGCTCTAGGATTGCCAGCACCATAAGTAAAATTAGAAGTAGATTTAGGGGTCTTGCCAATATCATAAGCAATAAGACCTGCGGTACCCAATATAAGTTGCTTTTTGCCTAACGTTAATAATGCTGTAATAGCCAGCAAAAACTTGCCTACATCGCTGTCTATAATTTGCTTAACTTGACCAATTAGCTCACCCATACCTTTAGCAGTGTTAGCAATAGCGTTAGCAAAACCATTCATAGAGTTAGTTGCTTGGTCTATTGAGTTATCTTTCCCAATAGCGGTTAAAGCATCTACTAAACCCTTACCAATAATTTCTGTGGCGTTAGCGGCTGATACTTTTAATAGGTCAATCTTGCCAGCGTAGGTGCTTAATCTGGCTTGTGCTTGACCTGCAAACTTCTTATCAAGTGCGGCCATAATCTTGTTCATATCACCACTGGCTATAGTGGCCTTATCTAATCCTGTGCCTAATCTTTGCAATGATGTGGTTGTACCTGTAGCACCTTTAGCAATAGCAGCTACAACACTTGCTAAGTCTTTGCCTGTGCCAGCACTAACGTTTATTGCTGTTTGTAATGCTTGCTGGCTTAGGGTTACTGACCCAGTAGCGTTTAATAAAGTTTGGAATGCTGGGCGTAATTGGTCATCTAATATTCCGTATAAACTTTGTAGGCTAGCAATATAATCCTCAACCTCGGATACCCTAAATGCGTTGCCTGTGTTTTCTAGCTGTACTGCAAGGGATTTAGCCGCTTTTTCATCCGCTGCAAATGCGTTAATTGCTCTTCTACTAAACGATGTAATTGCTGTGGCAGCAAATACTCTATTAAATGTTTTGCCTAATTTTTGTGCTTGTTTGTCAAAGGCTGATAATTCTTTTTGACCTTTTTTAAGTGCTTTACCATTAAAGGTTGCAATAGCGGAGACAACTACATTGGCCATTATGCTGCCTTCTTAATCTCGGTGGCTTTGTTAAAATGTATAGCAGTAGCGTTAATTGCTTTAATAATTGCATCATAAACTTTAGGACTATCCTGCGCCCAGGCTTTGTAAATTAAGCGGCCTTTAGTCTTGCGACCACCACCTCTAATATCTTTAATTTTTGGTTGGACTGTTACTGGCTCTAATGCAGCTATAAATTGCTGGCTAGCAAATGGGTTATTTGAGTTATATTCTCTAAATGCTTTACTGCCTCTAGATTTTAATGTGTATGTACCGCTTGCGCCTTTAGATGGTGTCATCTGAAACGGTGCTCGGCCTTCTGGGTTAAGGCGACCTGCTACCTCATATATTGCGCCAGGGCGACTGGCATTGTAAACATAATTGCTTACCTTAAAACCATTTCTAAATGTTTTGTTTTCTCCTGGGTTATACCCAATACCAGCTTTGGCAACACCTGCATCATATTTTGGAAAGTTACCAGGAGTACCAGATGCTTTAGCCCAGCCAGATAAAACTTCTGTATTGCTTGGAACAAAGCCTTTGGCTTTTTCTGCTACACCACGCATTAAAGGATCGATGGCAACCCTAATGCGTGTACGCATATCTTCATCAATAAACTCTAAACCTTTAAGGACATCTTTAACGCCTACGACCTCTACTGGCATTTTTGATCTCCTTAGCTCTATCGGTTAGGACTTGTATAATTGCTCTATACATATCCGTATCCATATCAATAAACTCTTTGGGCGCAATTCCTGTCTCTACCGATAAACTAGCAATACTGTAAAGAATTGAATCACGCTGTATTATTTTTTTTCTTCGTCTAATACCTCAACGGTTTCAAGCGTGTCGATGAATTCGCTGCCCCAAAGAGGTATTTGTGCGCCAGCCCTGCGTAAGCATTCATAAGCAAGCCAGAATATTTCGGTTTGCCTTTCGTGCTCACGCAAGACTTTGCTAATACCTGCGCCATACTTCAACTCGAAAGCGTACTCGACACCTGGAGTTATCTTGTGCTCGGATACTTCTCCATTAGCCCTTGTTATCTTTAGCTTTGCCATTGTTACTCCTTAGTTAGAACGCCACTGATGGCGATACTGTTACTGCGGAGTTTATAGTAAATGTTACAGATGAGGTAGCAATCTCAGCCACGCCGCCTTGACCCACTGGGGTTAGGTTATTTACCAAGATTGAGAATTGGTAGGTTGGATTAGCTGCTGATACTGCTGTGCCTTTAACGGTAATCATTGAAACAGAAATAGTCTGTCCAAATGCATCGTTAAGTGTTTGCATAACTTGGCTTGCTGCCCATTCATTTAGAAAATCAAGTGTTAGGGTGTTAGATTGTAGACCAGCCACAAACTTGTGGGCTGTGTCGCCCATAGCTGTAACTTCTAGCTCATCCGCTACCTGGTTAATTACTGCATTAGTTACATATGCAGAAATGTCAATAGAAGGTGTTGTCTTGGCTGCGTTTGTTGCCAACTTAACACCAACGTTATTATTTAAATAGATTGCCATTGTTATTCCTCATCTTTCTTTGTTTGTGCAGTTGGTTTTGGTGCGTCTTTAATTTGGCCTGTCTTAATTAAGAAGGCTAAGTCTTCTGCTTGTGTGCTCATTTTAACTCCAGCTCGTTAGGATTGATAC